ATATCACGCGCCGAACCGAACGACGTGTTCGGGCACCTGCGCAGCCTTACACAGGTGAAGATGCCGGACGGGACCGAGGTGTTTTTCCGCTTCTGGGATGGGCGGCATATCTACCCGATTCTGAAGGGGCTTGGGAAGAAGGCTGGGGAAGTAATGCCGGTGTTTGAGCGGTATCTGATTAATGGGCAGACGCTGGAGGTTGGGACGCAGGTGTTGCCGAAGGTGAAGGATTGGCCGTGGTGGGAGGTGCCGAAGGACTTGCTGGATGGCTTAGCCAAGGAGAGCCCGACGACACTAATCAGCAACCTGATGCAGTGGCTGGAAGAAGATCGCCCGGATATTTACAACGCTTGGCTGAGAACAACCTGAAGCTGAAAGTCAGCCGTTTCGTGTGCCGCCCGGATGCGCCGAAAAACCTTAAAGAAGCACTGTTAAACCACCTGATTCTGGAGCAAGGCTGATGGATCGCCTTGCCACTATCGAAACTAAATTGGACTCCTTCAAAAACAACCTCAAGCTGTACCGCGAGGAAACCAAGAGCTGGTACGCACAGCTTGCTGACAAAGCTAGCCGAGCAGCTGACATGCCCGCCCTGCTTGGTATGGAGCGCGTGATCAAGGCCGGTGACTCCAGCAAGTCTGTCAGCATGAATGATGGAGATTTTTCATACGTCGCCAAGTGCCCGCTTGTAGGGCCGCTGCTGATTGAGAGCAAATTCGAAACGGTTTTCGACATTCCCATCGGCGATATCAAGGTCGATATCATTGCCGTGGATGGAGGCGCCACGTCGACGATTACCTTGGATAAACAGGGTAAAGGCAGTTTTCAGGGACTGCCTGGAAAATCCTACAAGATCCACGTCCACGATCAGGTGCCGCCTGCGCAGATCGACACTCTGTTCAAATCCTAGCGCCCTGATGACGCCTCGAAACAATCGAAGAATCCTGACGACAAAAGTGCGGCGCCGGCCCAAGACACTTGCACCAACGGCTGTCCGGTCTCGATGGTTACGGGCGAAGAATTGCTGACTCTTACCGATGGTCAACTCGATGGTCTGCTGCCGTTTGTGTGGACGCGCCTCTATCGCACCAGTGCGGTCGAGATCGACAGCCGCCTTGGGTTTGGTTGGAGTCACGCTCTTTCGCATCGACTGGATCAGGATGATGAAGGCGTCCTGTGGACAGATAACGAAAACCTAACCACTCGTTTTCCCATGCCGACGCAACAACGCCCCACCATTATCAACAGCCTGTCGAAAGCGGCCATCTACCTGGGATCGCCACCAGGCGAACTCATCCTGACGCAGGCCGGGCAAAATGCGCGCTTTTATCAATTCCGTGCGGGCCGCTTGATCACCATCAGTGACGCGTACGACAACCAGTTACAGCTGAGTTACGACTTCGCTGCCCGCATCCAGCGCATCGACAACAATGCCGGACGCTCCCTTTTAGTCCGCCACGAAGACCGTCATATCGTTGCCGTGGATTATCAGCAGCGTCGTGCTGAGTACACGGATCAGGGTCAACGACAGGATAGCTGCCACTAATGACGGGCAGCTACCGGCCAAAAGCGGACGTTGCCAAGCGGCCTCTATCGTCCAAAAAACGCTCACTCAACTGGGCTTTTCGTGCCTCAGGCAAACTGTCTGGGCGAGTGCTTGATCGCGTTATTCCTCCCAAAATGACTGGTATGCGAGTGGGAGCCATTGCTCTCGACAGAAGGTACGATAAGTCTATAGACACTAGTGATATCAGAATGCTAGCTTCACGTTCCTAATATGGAGATGGGCCTGTGAGCATAAAAGTATGTTTTCCGCTGAATAATAACATCACCAGTGAGGATGTATTTCAAGAGTGCATTAATTGGATTCTGGATTCTCCGTTTACTGAGTTTGCGCAAGAAGAACTAACTCAGCTATCAAGTGGCGATGACTTCAATTACTCAAAAAATAACGAGCTTATCGAGTTCTCCCGTTCTGAGGCACCAGGTCTTTTCGTATCTTCATTACGCTATACAAAATCAACTGAAATCGCGCAGTGGATTACGGAAGTTTCATCTAGAATGGAACATGGAGAATATTGGATCAACGTTGTCGCCAGTATAGTTACAAACACCGCCTCAAAAGAACCACCCGAAATCAAAAAGCCGTTAATCATAATTCGGTTAATTAGCCGATTTGGCGGGGGTGATGACGGTGGCGTACCAATCAGTATAAACCCCATTCTTTTAGATGAAAGTAGAAACGGTAAAGAAATTGCGGCGGCGGTCATAAACTCTAACAACAGCTGCACTTTGCCTATTGTTTATGTGAGTTCGACCAACAACAACCGCCATACAATTATACCCGATAGACTTGCTAGGGCCTTAAGCGGAATGGCTCATGTGGTTATCGAGCCAAACAGAGCTTTTTCTCACAGCCTTAGAAAAGAAGTTTCCTCGCGCAATGTTTATGGTGGAGTCGTAGGCATCTACTGGCCCAAAGGAAGTGGCGTAACACTTTTTAGAAGAGATACAACTGAAATAAAGGCTTTTGAAAAAGATATCTTCAACACTATTTGCGATGCTTTATCAGTTCTGATCTCACCCAAAAAATGCAGTTGGGAAGAAGTTATACACGTCAAAAACAGAAACGCTATTGAACATTTAAAGCGGGAAGGTTCGAACGTAACTGAAGCTAAAGAAATCGTATTATTGTATGAAGCTGAGTTAGCAGAGAAGACCGACAACATTCAAACCCTCAATCGCGAAATCGATCGATTAAGTGCGTTGCTTAGGATTCGCGAAGCGAAGACCCCAGTCCAAGGGGGAATACTTATTAATACTGGGGACGAAGAAGACTATTTCAATGATGAAATACTCGCTTTAGCTCTGCACGCAATAAAAGATCACCTTAAAAAAAGCGTACATCCTAATTCAAGGCGCGAACATATTCTTACGGCTATTCTAAACAGCAACAGCACCGAAGATCTACACGAGCAGAAGACAAAGACGCTCAAGGAGGTGCTTCGTGACTATCGCGATATGAACAAGAGAGTAAAGGATACATTTGAAGACCTTGGTTTCTCTATCACCGCCGATGGAAAACACTGGAAAGTGACCTATCAAGATGATGAGCGCTATACTTACGTTCTTCCAAAAACGGCTAGCGATCATCGAGGTGGTTTAAACGCTGCCGCAGACATCGCGAATATTGTTTACTGATTTGGCGCAAGCCAAAAACAAACGCAGGTAGGGTAGATCGTTGGCAAGCGGGAAACTCTTAAACAAGAGTTACGCGGACGTCTGCTCACGGCCAAATCCAGCCATCCGTGCGCGCCTATAAAAGTCTGGAATTCACTTTTCCCTACAAATGGCCACTTGATTACGGCCACGGTCCTTCGCCAGATATAACCCCTTGTCAGCAAGCTCGATCAGCAGCTTGCTGCTTTCTAAATTTATGGGTGCAAAAGTAGCGAGTCCAATGCTCACCGTAACTACCGAATCAGTAGTTGGTGAACAATGCGGTATTTTCAGCAACTCCACATTTTCACGTAGTTTTTCCGCAATGACAACGGCCTCTGCTAAGGACGCCCCTGGCATGATTGCTGCGAATTCTTCTCCCCCGTATCGTGCTGGCAAATAACTCTCGTCGATTATTGTGTCCCGCACTGCGGCTGCAACACTTTTTAGTGCCTCGTCACCAGCCAAATGCCCAAAGCTATCGTTGAAGAGCTTGAAAAAGTCGACGTCAATCATCAATAAAGATATCTCTAGGTGTTCATTGCCAACGCGTCCCCACGCGGACTCTAAAAACTCGTCAAAATGCCTACGATTTGAGAGCCCAGTTAAACCATCAGATTTTAATAGCCTTTGCAACTTGTTATTCGCACGCTGCAAAAATAAGTTCGTATCTAATAGCTGTTGCTGACTAACTCTCAAGGCACGATATGCTCGATCTAGCTGTATCGTGGCATTAAACGATCGGGAGTGATGTCGAAGGCGAGCTGCAAGCTCTATGGGGTCAGGTAGTTTAACAATGTAATCGCTATAGCCTGCTTCAAAGGCGCGACTCTTTGTAGCTGGCTCTTCTTTGGTGGATAAGGCAATTATCGGTATATTTCTCGTATTTAGATTCTCTTTATAAGCTTTTATCAGCGAGAAACCGTCAATCCCTGGCATGACAAGATCTTGAAGAATCACTGTGGGTTTTATTTTTTCGGCTTCAATAACGGCCTGCATCGCATCAGCGCAGTAGTGAAACGCTATATCGCTTTTACCAGCTAAGTTACGGCGCACGGCCTCTCCAATCATTGGTTGATCATCAACTACCAAAACGATGACCGAGCCAAGGTCGCTATTTGATAACAGTTGAGCAGGTATTTCATCCATGTCGTGCCTCGCTAGATATTTCACAGCCTGCTTGAAAAAGGACGTACCTTTCGTTATGTATAGACTACAGTTTAGTAGGTTTCTACATCCGCTTATGGCCGGTTAGCGACGGTCAGGATTCAACCGTCGCTAGGCATGTTCAAACCTCAGTCTGTTCCGCCATCTCCAAGGCGTCATCGACTTCAATTCCCAGATATCGAACGGTGCTCTCCAGCTTCATATGGCCGAGCAGTAGTTGAACCGCTCGCAGATTCTTCGTTCTGCGATAGATCAGCGATGCCTTCGTACGCCTCATTGTGTGAGTGCCATACATGGCTGGGTCAAGGCCAACGGCCTTCACCCAGCCTTTGACAATACGCGCGTATTGACGTGTGGATAGATGGTCTGAGGTATGCAGTTGGCTCGGAAAAAGGCAGTCCTCGCTACGGAGTTGGGCCTTATGTATCCAGGCCGCGATAGCAAACCGTGTTTGTTCGGTGATCTCGAACTGCACTGGCCGCAGCGTCTTCTGCTGCATCACCATGGCTCGTGGTGATACGTGCTCACCATGGGCGACGTCGCGTACACGAAGCTTGATTAAGTCGCAGGCTCTAAGCTTGCTGTCGATGGCCAGATCGAAGAGCGCAAGATCACGGGTTCGTTCTGCAATTTGAAGCCTTACCCGGATCGCCCAGATATCTCTCAATCGGAGTGGGGCTTTCTGCCCGACCAATTTTCCTTTGTTCCAGGGCTGACGGCTGAAGGTGGCGATGATGCTCATGACAGGTCCTCCTCGTGTCGAAGGACAAGGATGGCTGACCAGAGGAACGGTCGCTAACCGCCCAGAAGCAATCGGTGGACAGAATAGTGGCAACTGGCTGCCATCCTGCTACCCTGAATCTTTACTGTAATTAAGCTTTGTGCCCATGTGGCACTTAAATTCGATAAATAGTCGAACGCGGACAATCTAAAAACGATATAAAACATTTATACAAAAAACATAGAAAAAGCAACTAGGTCTAGGAATATATAATGCCGCTAAATCATTCATCGCAGTATGCAGAGCTTACGAGCAAGCATTTCGAAGCTATTGGAAAACTAACAGTTGAGTGGTCAAATATTGAGTTTCTACTTGGTGTGCTATTGTCTCGCCTTTTGATAACGCCGGAGTTCTTGGCTCGCACTTACACGGATCAAATATCTGGAGCAAAGCGGCAAGAAGCAATAAATGAGGCCTGCAAGCTTCATAGCTACCGTTACAACTACCAGCTGATAAGCGAGGAACTAATCCAAAAGATTTTAGACGCAAATAATAAAATCACACCACTTAGGGCCGCCAGAAACAAATTCGCACATTTTTGCTGGTCGCGAAGTACTGATGAAGAAATCTTCGGCACAAATTTTTCTGGTGGTGTTCCTGAGGGGAATAAGTACAAAAAAAGCTTTGTTTCATTCACAGTGTCGGAGCTTGATGAGCTTCACAAAAAAGCATACGCAATTGTAGATTTGTTATCAGACATAACTCAGAAGCTTCCGGCGATGGAAGAGGAAGGCTTAAGTCGCAAGGTTAGATTCCCCGGAGAGTGATAGCCGTTGTAGGCATATTAAGTCATCACTGTCCCGAGCCGTTTCCGCATGAGCCGCAGGCTCGCGGAGATGAGAAATAATAATTTAGTCAAGGGAGTGAATTTGTATGATCAAAAGAATTGAAAAGATCACCATAACCAATGTTAAGGGGATCGAAAACTCTGTTTTTGATGTTCAGCTTATTCCAAACAAGCCAACACTCATTATCGCTCCCAACGGTTTCGGAAAAAGCTCCATTGCTGCCGCTTTTCGCTCCCTGCGTTTGAAAAAGATGGAGCTGGATAAGGACGAACGCCACAAGGGGGATGAAGACCTTCACCCATCTCTTAAAATCAGTTATACCATGCAGGATGGAAGCAAGACTGAAAAAGAAGCGAACCATACGAAAAATGAACTAGCAGCGATATTTGGCGTTCATGTGATCAATAGCCAGCTGGTTTCAAAAGCAAAAAAACTCAAGATTTCGGGCGTTAACATTGTAACTTCCTCAATCGAGGTTACTCCAGTCGTACTGATCAAAAATATTCCTCCAAAAGAAAAGTTTAGCTACAACTTCGCAGCAGCAAAAGCTGGCTTCGGAAAAAACGGGAAAGTGTTACCAAACATATCCACCCTTCTCGCAGACAACCGTTTGATGGCTAAAATTTGGAATCAGATCGAGTTTGCTAAACAGGAGCAGGTCGGTGTTAAGAAGGCGATAAAAGCTCTACAAGATGAGATCAACGCTAAAACTGGAAGCTCGGATAAAATTCTTGCCAGTATTGAAAATGAAACAATTCAAGCGGTGTCAGCCATTGACTTTGTTAGATGCACTTTGACAGCCTTCACGGAATCCGGATTAAACCACGCCTCGCAAATTGAGGCCATCCTCGCTGCATTACAGATTGGTGATATTCACGCCAGCGACAAGGTTGCCTTTAAAAAGGCAGGGGAACGAGCTAACTATGCGTTCGAAAAAGCGGCCTACGTTGAGGACTTCAGTGCGCTGAAAGGCACTTGGCGTAATATTCACCCAAAGGAAACAGCGGATGGACTTGTGATTGCCTTTCCGAAGGCAAATCAGATTTCCAATGGGGAACGAGATATTATTTGCTTTGTAGCACAGTTGAAAAAAGCCAAATTGCAGCTCAAGAAAAACAAGGCCATTATATTGGTCATTGATGAAATATTTGACTACCTAGATGATGCCAATCTGGTTGCCTGTCAGTATTATCTGACCCAAATTATTGCCGAATTGAAATCTGAAGGGCGCCAAATTTTTCCTTTGATCATGACTCATTTAAATCCTGGATTCTTCAGGAATTTTACTTTTAGTGATCAAAAAATTTGCTACCTAAACAAAAGTGCCATTGCGGACAAAACGGTAGAAAGCATAATTTCTAAACGAGATGACTCCACCATATCGGATGCGATTTCGAAATACTTTCTGCACTTCCATACTGACGATATTGACCTATGTAACGAGTTTCTGGCCCTTGGGCTCCCCGCTGGAGTGGCCAAGGCGTCTCAATTTTCAGTGCATTGTGCTAGTCATATTCAGAGGTATATTGAAGGTAAAAATTTTGACCCCCTTGCAGTTTGCAGTGGCGTGCGTCGTCAGGTAGAGCAATCGAGCTTCGATTTATTAGCGGAAGAGTCCCAAGAAGAGTTCTTATCCACAAACAAAACTGTCAACAAGTTACAATTCGCACAATCTGTGGGAGTCACTGTTCCTGAAGTCTACTTTTTGCTGGCGGTAATCTATAACGATGCGATGCATGTCAGGCCCAACCAAGATAATTTTTCCGGATTAGGAGCGAAACTGGCTAATTTAACTATCAAGCACATGATTTCCACATTGATTTAGCCGAGGTCTCATAAGCCAGTGGCATGCTTCGGCGAATCCGCTCTTGCCAGGCGGATAGGATGGCCCTGAGTGGCTGTCATCAGTCGCGTGCCGATGTCCGCTTTTGGCCGAAAGCAGACGGCCAAATAACCAGCTTCTTGGCGTCGTTGTCACGGGACAGGTCCACAGATACTTTTAGCATTCACTCAATGCAAATCCGAAGTCGTCACTGGACACTTGAGCGGCTTCGTTGAGCCGCTGGCGCAGCGCAGCCGTTAGCTGCCTCTCTACTTCCCATGGATCAGATAGAGCAGCGAGCTGTGGCGCCAATTGAGGCGACAGGCTCATCAGTGAATGATTGAGCGATCGCGCTGTTTCAAAGGCGGCTTTCTGCACAAAGCTGATTTCCACCAGTTCCCCCTGAGCCTTGCGAAACTCCATCTCGGCCATCCTCGCCAGGTAGTGCTCGCGATGCGCACGTGCTTTCTGAAAGTCCGGGGACTGCCCTTGCGCGGATTCAACGGGCGGCGGCGCAGCCATGTTAGTCGGTTCGGATTGGGCTGAGACTTGGCTGTACACATCACGCTGAAGCCGCTCCTGTTGGTGGCGGGCAGCGACGGCAGCCTTGCTTGGGTCAGCGGTATCGCGGATCAATGCTTCGGTGGCCAGCACGTCGACCTGCTTGCCGTTGGGCGACAGTACCAGTCGGCCGTTCTCTTTCAGCCAGGTGATGTAACTCGGTGACCGACCAATGTGCGCCGCGAAGGCGCTCTTCGACAGGTATGTGGCTGTGCTCATAAGCCCTCCTTTTCAGCGGCTTTTCAATGATTCCTTTCAAGATTTCAGTGGATTGAAATTTCAGTAAGCTGGCGAGCCTCCAACTAACACGATCCCGCGGGTTTCCGACCCCGTGTCCTTTGAAAGTCCTCAGGGTCCCCGGCGAGTTCTGGCTGATTCCGATCGCGACGAGGGCGTTGCGCCAAGAGCGGTGCACGGAGATCCGCCGGCTTTGGTTTCTGGCGGGAGTTGGTGATTTATCTTTGCTTCGCGGTAGATCTGCGCGGACCGAACCAACGATCACGTACCTGGTCAGCTTCATCCAGAAGCTGCGCGAGTTCATCTTCGCTGATGACTCCATTCCTTTGCAGAGCTCGGCAGTAGCCAATAGCGCCTCTGAACAGCGTCTCAAGATCACGCTCGTCTACGGCTTCAGCAAAAAGGTCAAAATTGGATCGCGCTTTAGCCAGTGCGACTGATTTGATAATGGGCATCGTTGAGGGCTCTAGATCGGGCTTTTGAACAGGCCCCGAACCGATTATTGGTACAACGCCTGTCCTTACCCTATATCAATCTTGACCACCCAAACAGTGATTGTGTCCCCATATTTCAAAAACCTATACATCTGCCGATGGTTATTTCCCTTCCTACAAAACACTAGTGTTTGCAAAGACGGACATCCCTGCGAAGGTTTCAGCTAGAGAGAATCCGCGAGTTCGATAACCCGTGTAGGGGGCGGCCCTCAGGGAGGACCCGTAAAAATCGGCACCCACCCGGGCCTGCCCGGCTCATGCCTTAGGCTCGGCCTCGCTCAGGTCCAGCCGCTTGGCCACCCAGCGTTCGTACAAGCCGATGGCGACATCGGCGCCGGCCATCGCGGTCAGGCAACCCAAGGCGCCCGCTGTCCAGATCGACAGGCCCGCACCGAACAGCAACATCATCGCTGACACGCCGCAGACGATGCAGGCACCGGATCGAAGTGCAAGGCGGCGCAGTAACGCCCAACCTCGTGCCCCATCCTTGTCAGCTCGCCACATCTCGCCGGACACGCCGCCAACCAGTGACAGGGCAATCACCAACCAGATCGGCATCTCTGCCAGTGCCTGTTGCTCGTTCGTCACTGCCCTGCCCCTTAAACAAAAAGACCCGGCGCAATGGCCGGGTCAGGTAGTGGGTGGCCTGCCGCGCTTTGCGGTCGCACCCATCGAAGATGGCCCCTTTTTACAGGTCGATTCTGGTGGCAGCAAGACCGTTTTAATGCCATCCGGTGAATGTGTGGCTTACGTCCGGTGAACGGCTGGCGAATGTCGGTGAATATCTCACCCCGGCTGGCTTTTGCTTCTGGTGTTTTAGCGGCGTCCCATGCGTCCCACCTCTCCAAAACAAGGTGGGACGTCTGAAAGCCCCGCAGATTGGGGCTTTGCCCCACCGTCCTACTTTTATCTCTCTTTTCTCGTGTATAGAGAGAAATTTAAAAAGCACGCGTGCGCGTAAACGCGCGCACCTGTACCCGCTACGCACACACGGGCGGGAGGCATGAAAAAGGTGGGACGGTGGGACAGCCCAACAACGACGCGGCCTGCGCCCGTCCCACTACTACAAAAAGCAGTGGGACGGAGGCAGGCCGGTGGGACGGCGTGAGCCAGAGGGATGCCCACGATCAAGCCGCGTCCCCCAGGAGGAAGTGCTCGACCACGATGTGGGCGTCATGCAGACGCTGGTAGTAGAGGTTGCGTGTGCAGCCACTCTCAGCCAGACGCGCAGTCAAAGGCGCATCAGGCTGGAAGTAATGCACTTGGACCACCGACATCAACTCGGGATCGAGGCGTTTCTTGACGATGCGCTCGATGTCCAGGGAGGCCTCCAGCGGCACCCTGCTCCCGCGCCTTCCGCGCACAAGCTGACCACCGCTCTCCATCATCATCGCGACCATGTTGCCGCCCGAGTAACCGGCGGCGACCTCTTCGCTGTGCAGCTCCTGCGCCCATAGCTTGAGGGCCATGTCGATCGCTTTAATCATCGAAGCATGGCTCCTCAAACGCAGGTTGTTCCAGCGCAGGCGCCCTGCCCCAACCCTCAGGTTTCTTGTACGCCCAAGGCCGCTGGCCGCTCTTGCTCAACGCACCCAAACGGAACCGTCGCCACCCCAGTCGATGGAGGATCGCACCCACGCGCATCTGCTCCGGTTTTCCCCAGTGCCCCGGATCGAGCTTGAGCGCCTGACTCATCACTTCACTGCCGGTGGTGGTCTCACCGATCTGCGACTCTTCGAGCCAAGTCAGGATGGGCGTCTCCCATTCGTCCACCACAAAGCGTTCGTCCTGCTCCTCGCTGAACATTGGCGCTTCCTCTCGCGTGACCCACCAGAGATCACCGGCCTCAAAGCAGAACATCGCTTCGGCCCAGAGCTGGTCGCGGATCTCGCGCAGCAGTGCCACGTCGACCTTGGTACAAGCCACCGGCCAATAACGACGGTTGCCGGTGGCGTCCTTGAGATATTCATCCTGGTTGGTGGTACCGACGAAGACACACTGGCGTGGCACGTCCAGGGTTCTGCGGCCATAGCTTTCGCGATAGGTGTCGGTGGACGCCGAGAAGAACTGCTTGGCCTTAGTGCTCTCGGCCTTGTTGAAGCTGTCCAGTTCCCCCAGCTCGACGACCCACTTGCCGCGAATCGCCTGAAAGCCGTCCTTGTCGCCAAGGGCAAACGGCGTGTCCATGAACCACTCACCGCCGAGCACGCTCATGGCGGTGGACTTACCGGCGCCCTGCACGCCTTCGAGGATCATCACCGAGTCCGCCTTGCAGCCCGGCTTCATCACCCGCGCCACGGCCGAGATCATCCAGCGCTTGCCGACCTTGGATGTGTAGTCGGTTGCTTTCACCCCCATGACATCGGTCAACCAACGCTCCAGGCGCGGCACACGATCCCACTCAAGTTTTTTCAGGTATTCGCGCACCGGGTGAAACGCATGGTCGTGGGCCACGACGCTGACGGCCTCGATCACGTGCGAGGACTTCACGCGCAGGTTGTACTGCTGTGCGAGCCACTTCATCACGCGCACATCATCAATGTCGGCCCATTCGCCAGTACCGCCGCCGTAAGGCGCAGCCCGCAGCTTGACGATCTTCGAGCTGAAGGCGCAGTAGCTGATCACCCCGGCCCAGCGTTCATCATGGGCGAGGATCAGTTCGACGTTCTGCATATGCGCAATCAGTGCCCCGCTTTCGCTGCGGGCCAGTTGATCTTTCCAGCCACCAGCCGCCGGCGGGCGGACCACCGCGAGCACTTGTCGGCGGACCGCGTCGAGGCCTTCGGCGACGTGTAGGTCGTTAAAGTCGGTCCACTTGTCGTGGCGCTCGACCGCGAAGATCGGCGCAACGACCTGGGCACCAACGATCAGCGCGGCGTTGCTCGCTTTCTCCTCGCCCGGGTTCCAAGCATCGCCATTAGGCTTGGTGGTCTTCCAGTCGTCATCGCGGCAGATGATCAGCGGGCAGCCGGCAAAGCGCTCACGCATGACCTTGCACACCGCCAACAGGTTGCCCGCATCGAAGGCCACGGCCACAGCGAGCGACGTCGCCATGTGCAGGCTGGCGCCGGTGGCGTAACCCTCACAAACCAGCACCGGTTCGCCCGGTACCGGATGCGGACCGAGCAGGTGAAAGGTGCCCTCCTTCGCCATGCCGTAGGGCCAGTAGGATTTGTCGCGGCCGGTGTCTTCCTGCTTGTTCGGGAAGATCACCTGCAGCCCCATGATCTGATCTCGGGCATTGTTCATCGGAACCAGCACCGCACCGGTACGCGGCGCGTAACGCACTTTGATACCAACAATCTGCTTGCGGTCAAGGTAGTCGCTGCGTCCGGTGGTCGGCATGCGCTCGAACAAACCCTGCGCCCTTTTCGCGGCCCGCCGCGCAGCGTTGTTCGCGATGTCGGCGGCGCGGCGCTTGGCTTCTTCCTGGCGAGCGCGCATCACTTCGCGCTCCTCGGGGGACATGCGACCGGCTTTGACCTTGATCTTCTGTGTCTCGCCCGAACGCCAGTCACCGAAGGCGCCGAAGATCAGGGTGTCGCCCTTCTCCGTGCGCTGCTCGTGGACCACGTACCAGCCGTTCTTTTCCTTGCCCTTGTCCTGCGATGTCTTGCAGCGGGTCAGCTTGCCGAACACCAGCGGTTGCGCTGGCTGCAGCCCGTAATCGGCGAATTGGCCCAATACCTCATCGAGCATGCTGAATCCCCCGTTCAGAGAGGGACTGACAGCTGATGCACTGAGAGCAACCCGGCTGAGCCAAACGACGAGCTTCCGGAATCGGATCGTCACAGGCTTCGCAGAACAGCAAGGAATGGGCAGCACTTTCTGCTTTGGCAGCGCTGCGCGCCGCCATGGCCTGATCGATGCGCTCCTGCACCAGATCGTTGGCGAAATCGGCGATGTCAGCCACGGTCGGCACCTCGCGTCGTCTGGTTGACGTAGGTGGCGCGGTTGAACAACCCGAGCAGCCCTTGAATGCCCCGGAACACCTGCAGGCGAATCGCCGCCAGTTCCTGATCAGTCACCACACCGTCGCCGATGCTCTTGGCCCAGGTCTCGGCCAGATCAGCGACTTGGCGGAAGTATTCGGCGATACCCGTGGTCAGGGTCTCGGGCATGTCGTTGGTGTAAGTGTCGGCCAGCTCCTGCCAGATCGTGTCACCGACCAGCGCATGCACCGCATCGAGAATGCGGCGATCCTTGGTCAGTTCGAGGATCTCACCAAATTCCTGAATGTTGATGGAGTGACTCGGGTGGGTCGGCGACAGTTTGTGCTGCAGCGTGGTCGAGTTACGACCGGTTGTGGCAGCGATGGCAGCAGCGCCGCCCGGGTAATCGCGAGCAGCGTGATACAGCGCTAAATCGAGCGGCAGGATTTCTCGCTGCGCCCGTTCCAGAGAACTGAGAGCAATTCGGCTCATGGCATTAATCCTAAAAGTTGCCAGTGCCGCGCGACAGAAGTTGGTGATACATTTGCCGCGTGGTCTGGAGAGGCCCAAAGCCGGCTAGGTTCGTAAGACCAACACCGGCACCGTGCCGGGGCGAACAATCCGTTGTTCACCCCTGGCGCAACAGCTGCCAGCTCTGTGGTAAGAACGGCAGCAACACCAAGGCTTCCGAGCCTTGGAAACGCGATGAAAGTCGGCGGCATGTGGTGTGCTCGCCGTCTGACATCGCGACCCGATAGCATTGTGGTGATGCTGTCGGGAGAAACTGGGCGACCCTAGGGTCGCCTTTTTTCTATGCGGCTTGAGACTCTTCCATTTCCGGAGGAAATACGTCATCAAGACTGCACGGCGCTCCTAACTTATTGAGCGCCCTGACTATGGCTCTGCACTCCGTAAGCCCTGCGATTCGACGTCCTGCTTCGTAATTGCTTATACGTGCCTGAGTCCATCCAAGAGCTACAACGAGTTCCTTTTGCTTGATCCCAGCCTTCTCTCGATGTTCAGCGATCAGATTCATGATGCCCTCCAATTAGCCGGAGCCATCTTAATCACGAATCGTAGATATTTCAACACGCAAAGTGATGATAAATAATTTCAGAGCGTGGTAAAAAAAGCACATGAACACACTCGGCGAACGTATTAAGCAATACCGCAAAGCCAAGGGCATGAGCCAACAAGCCCTTGCCTTCGCTTGCGGTTGGGAATCCCAGTCACGTATAGGCAATTACGAGAAAGGGGCTCGCCAGCCCAATCTTCACGACTTGCAAAAGATAGCGACAGCACTGGGAGTATCTTTTCCAGACTTGGTAGCAGGAAAAAATCGTTCCGACGTTGAGTCGTACTCAGACGCCATTCAAGGTCGGATTCGGTCTGAAGACCGTCTTGTGAGGGACTACGGAAGATCGAAAGACAAAGACCAACCTGTTAGCAGCCTTGTAGGCTGGGCTAAGGATGGAAAGGTGCCTGTGCTATCAAACGCGCAGCTTGGGAATGAGGGCTTCTTCGACACGGTAGAACCGCCACCAGGGCAAGGTGAAGGCTACCTAAACATACATAGCGATGACCCAGATGCCTATGGCATAAGAGTCATGGGCGATAGCCTGATGCCCCGCATAAAAAATGGCGAGTTCGTTCTTATAGAGCCGAACAAACGTTTCAGTAGCGGTGACGAGGTCATAGTTCGAACATCCTCCGGCAAAGCGATGATCAAAGAATTTATTTATCTCCGAGACGGAATGTACCGGTTGGATAGCGTCAATACCGATCACGAAACTCTTCACATTGCAGAACAAGAGGTGGAGGAAATCCATCTCGTAGGCGGAATATTGAAGTCATCACGCTTTCTACACAGTGCCGCGCTATTTTAATCACATTATGTGTTGACACAAACAAGCACAGTGCGTGATATTTGCCTCACTCTTTACCACAGAGCGAGGCAATACTTATGCGCACCACCGCAACATTGCATGTCCATCCGGCATGCGTCAGCAATCGCAAACTGATCGAACAGCTGCAGCTCGCCACGGGCTGTCTGGTCATCATTCATAACAGCAAACCCAAGCTTGTCGCCAAATCTTGCCAGCCCTCTCCTATCGATCCGAACGGTGGAGGGCACGCGGCATGATCAAGTACAAGATCGACAACCGCACCCTGCAGTTGCTCAACGCCCAGGTCAACCTGACCGAGACCTTCAACCACGTCCTGCGCACAGCACCGAAGCGTGAATGCCTGGCATTCCGTCTCAAGGCTGAGCGCGGCACAGTGGAAAGCACTTTTGTTGTAGAGCTGGGCAGCGAACGCCACACGCTAACCCTGCCAAACGACAAAAAGATGCACCTCAAACTGGCCGATTTCATTGAAGAGATCGCCAACGGTCCGTTCGACGCCAGCAACTCCAGCGACTTGGTTCATCTCCCGCATGCAGATCGTCAATACGGTCGCTTTGAAGTCCAGGACAAGCAGCGTGTATTCGAACTGGTGCACACCGGCGGCGTGCTGAGCCTCGACATGGGCTTCGAACTTCCCCTGCATGTGGCGCTGCATCGCACTCATACGCGCCGGGGCGTCACCGCTATCTTGAGCATCGGCAACAAGAGTCCGCACACACGCTGCTTCACCTTGTACGACCCCGATGCCGAGATCTACGCAAAGCTCATTGAGTCCATCAACCACCTTGCTGCAGCGGCCACTCCAGCTGCGCACGCAGCATGAGGAGGACGCTATGGAACGCACTCTCGCCCAAGCAGCCGCTCAACTCGGTATCACTCGCCCCAAACTGATCGCTCTGATGCGGGAAAAAGGTTTGCTCAAGGGAAACCTGCCGGTAGACCCGAAGCGCGACAAAGCGTACCTGCGGGTCAAGGACAGCCCCTGGTATGACGAAAAATACGGAATGCAGTACAGCCAGTCGACCCGCGTCATGCCAGCCGGTATCCGCTGGCTGGCCGATCAGTTGGGCATCGAACTACCCGCCATCCCGGCAGATCGCCGTGACTTGGCCTAGGGAGTACGCCCGCCAGATCGTTGCCATGCGCACACGCGAGGAGCGCAACGCAGCACTCCTCGAAGTGCCCGAACATCTGCGCGAGCTGACCAGACGACACTGCCTTAACGCCTGGAACCACCCGGCACGACAACAACGCAAGGAGGCTCGACAAGGCCATGAGTAACGCTGCACAGAATCCGCTTCGCCTGCATCCGGCGCCCGAATCTGCCACCGTTGAACTGCTCTACCGAATCTTCGGTGACGTCCTGATCCCGCTGGAAAAAGTCCGCGAGCAGTACTTTCGCAATCTCAACGAGCAGTCGTTCGTGACGGAGATCAACAGCGGCCGGATCCAGCTTCCGATCACCACGCTGGACACCAGCCGCAAGGCACTGAAATACGCGCACATCCGCCACGTCGCCTCGCTGATCGACATCCGCGCCTACAAGGCTGATGAAGATATGCAGCGTCAGCAGGACGGCCAACGCCAAGCGGCCCCCACACCACTGACGGCTGTCACCACCAGCCAACGACAATCCCAGGAGCACACCACATGATGACCCCAATACAAATCGGTGCACTGATCATCCTGATAGCTCTGGCCGCCCTTCTGCTCTGGGGCGGTTACATCATGGGCCGCAGCGATGGCCTGGAGACCGGCCTGCGCGAGGGTGAAGACATCCAGCGCGCCGCAAGCGCCAAAACCATCCGCGAACTTCAGGACTCTTTGCAGTTCATCCGGGCCGATCACACTCGTTTGGCACACACCTGCAAACGATTTGAAGCAGGCCCACTCTTCGGCCCGGCCGAGCACCAGACGCTGGTCGATATCGGCGAGCTGCTGCGCATCGCCGCTGAGACCTTCAGCGCCTTTCGTACCGGCAAGAAGCTTGAGCGTGATGCCCGCTCCCTGCGCGAACAGGTGCTTGTGATGGCTGCGCAGCTGCAACAAGGAATTCAGGACAACAAGGTCGGACAACCGCTCTCCGGCGCCGCGCAAGTCACTGTGGAGGCCGCGTGAATGAGTTGGCTCTTTTCGCAGGCGCTAGTGGCGGAATACTCGGCGGACACCTCCTCGGCTGGCGCACCGTCTGCGCCGTTGAGCGTGATGCCTACGCCGCACAGATTCTGGCGCAACGACAAACCGATGGACTGCTCCCGCCTTTCCCGATTTGGTCTGACGTGTGCAGTTTTGACGGACGACCTTGGCGAGGTCTTGTTGACGTGGTTTCGGGAGGATTTCCTTGTCAGGACATCTCGGTCGCGGGCAACGGCCTGGGTATCGCCGGTGCCCGCTCAGGACTGTGGCGGCAGATGGCACGAATTACCGATGAGGTACGACCGCGCTACGTCGAGCTGGAGAACTCACCAATGCTTGTGGGAAGAGGACTTGCCGTGGTGCTCGGTGACCTTGCCGAAATGGGGTATGACGCGCGATGGGGTGTTATCGGAGCGGCTGACCTCGGTGCCCCTCATCAGCGGGATCGGATCTGGCTCATCGCAGAAGACACGCGTCAGACGGTGGCCAACACCGGTGGCGAGCATGGCAAAGGGATCCTCCCCTGCCGCACTGACTCGCCGATCAGGGGCAGACCGTTCGAACGATCGCCTGGATCACGCCGTGATGGCACTGGATGGTGGTCATCTGAACCCGGAATGGGCCGAGTGGCTGATGGGGTGGCCCACCGGGTGGACCGACTTAAGGCCATTGGCAACGGACAGGTTCCAGTCGTGGCAGCAACCGCATTCAAAGCGCTCAGTACTAGTTAGCAAGGAGGCAGCATGAACATTCAATTTCTTAGCCATGAGCAGGTCTGCGAGCTGACCGGAGCTAAAACTAAAGTCGGTCAGATTACGGTACTTAAGCGCAATGGCATTCGTCACACCATCAAGCGCAATGGCTGGCCTTGCGTGATTGCATCGGCGCTGACAGGAGCAACTACCACTGCGCCAGAAACTCCAACGTGGCAGCCGCGCCTGGTGGGATAAATGGGACGAAAACCAACAAAGCCGGGGAGCATTCCTCGGCTGCGCGAGAGAAAACGCGGCAACACCACCTATTACCTATACGACACTGGCGGAAAACCACGCAAGGAAATCCCGCTGGGTACAGATTACGGCCTAGCCATTTTAGAGTACGCAAAGCTCGAAAAAAGCCGCGTTTCTCAAGCTCTTACACAAACCGTACTCACCTTTGCTTACGTGGCCGAGCTTTATATGAATGAGGTGGTTCCCACGAAAGCCCATGCTACCCAGAAGGACAATGCGCGCGAACTGAAAAATCTTCTCCTGTTCTTCAACGACCCACCGGCCCCTCTAGAAGCAATTGAACCGAAGCATGTCAGCCAGTACCTTCGTCATCGCGGTAAGGCAGCTCCTGTTCGTGCAAATCGGGAAAAAGCGTTACTCAGCTCCATTTGGAACTTTGCTCGCGAGAATGGCTACACATCCTTGGCAAATCCTTGCTCAGGCGTGAAGGGTAATAAAGAAACCGGTCGCGACATATATGTTGAAGACGACGTTCTTGCCAGAGCCTACCAGCATGCCGATCAACCATTAAGAGATGCTTTGGACCTGTTCTATCTAACAGGTCAGAGGGTCGCTGACACATTGAAGATGGATGAGCGCGACATAAAGGACGGAAAACTCTCCGTCCAGCAGGGCAAAACTGGGGCTAAACGAAGGATCGAAATCATTGGTGAGCTCAAAGTCGTAATCGATCGAATCATGGCGCGAAAGGCCGGACACAAAATCAGATCAACACGCCTAGTAGTAATCGACTCTGGGCAGCCGATGACGCCCAGCATGCTCAGAAAAAGGTTCGATGACGCCAGGGAAGCAGCCGGTATTCCAAAAGCAGAATTTCAGATGCGCGACCTACGAGCAAAAGCGGCCACGGATAAGGAGGAGTCAACAGGGAGCATTAGAGAAGCTCGGGACCAACTCGGACACACCACCGTCGGGATGACAGAACAGTACATCCGTATGCGGAAGGGGATGAAGGTTACCCCTACGAAGTGACTGACGGTAACGAATTGCGGAAAAGATTTTTTGATTGCGGAAAAAAAAACTAAAGGCTTGCATGAGATATGTCATGCAAGCCCTTGATATTCATGGTGCCCGAAGCCGGAATCGAACCGGCACGCCCTTACGAGCGGGGGATTTTAAGTCCCATGCGTCTACCAGTTTCGCCATTCGGGCGGTAGCGCGGTGTTGCTTGGCTCTGATGACGATTCGCAGTCCTGACAGGAACT